AGAAAAAGAAGCTCCATATAAATTTGAAAAAACAGATTTACAAAACTCTATTAATCAAGTAAAAAATAAATTGCGTGATTTAAGAGATGTAATAATAAATAAACGTGCTGGTTTTAACAAACAATATCAAACATACCATACAAGAATTGTTTTACCTATATTACAATCTTTGCAAACAAAATTAGAACAACTTATAACAACAAACACGCAGTATCCATCCCGCACACAATTAACAAAAAGTGACATATTAAAAAGAACTGAAGGAGGATACTGATAGTGACATTTTTATTGTCTAACTGGAAAGTGATTGTACTTGTTCTGTACTCAGTAGCAGTTCCAATTTATTTCAGTATCTCCTCTGATAATGCAGTTAAAAAAATGGAATCTGCCTTAGATGCTTCACAAGAATCTAACCAAAAGCAAATAAAAGTTTTGCAAGATGCAGTTAAAGATCAAAGAGAAGCATATGATAAAATGTTTAAAGATTATCAAGATAAAATTAAAAAACTTGAAGAAGATTATCAAAAAGATCTAAAACAAGTTAAAGATAAACAAGCAAAACAACAAAAAGATTTGCAAGAAAGATTTGCTGATCCAAAAGTTGTTGACAAAGAATTAGAAGAAAGGTTTGGACTTAAAAAATGATTACATTATTACTATTAACAAAACTGGCATTTGCACAAGACTATGCACCAATTAAAAAAGGTGAAGTATCACCGCTATCTGGTACTATTCTAACTCCTTCTGGTATGGCAACAATTATTGCTAAATGCGATGCAGATACTGCTGAAGCAAAACTAAAAGGCAAGTACGATTTAGATAAATTACAAACTGAATGTGATTTAAATACTGAGAAACTTGAGTATGATTTAGAGTTACAAACAAAAACCAGCGAAAAGATTATTGCAATAAAAGATAAAGAATTAGAAAAAGCATACGAAATTATAAAATCAACAAGCAAAAAAAATACATCACTTTGGATTGGTGTAGGGTTTGTAGCTGGTATTGCTACATCTTTTGGAACTATTTATGCTTATGAAACCTTGACAAATAATTAAAATAACAATAAATTAAATTCAAGGAAAATTTTATGTCATTTTTAAATACACCAATACCAATAGTCGAAGCTTTTGTAAGAGGAAATTTCTTGAGGAACAACGAAGATTCTCATGATAAAAAATTTCCTTGTTACATTTTTGGTATGTGTTCTATACCATCACAAGCTCCTTTATTTCATTTTATAATGGAGGATGGAGGTTTGTGGTGGAGAATGCCTATACACGCATTTTGTTGGAAAGAAAATGCACCACAACAAGAATTAGACGAATTAGTTTTATGGGATTCTTTTTCGTACCATGTCGGAGTTACTTCTTATCCAATATTAAAAAATAAGGTAGTAAAATTTATTTCAAGAAGAAGAGAAAAATATCAAGGTAAGTATCTTTTTACATTAGATTGGGCAAGTTCTTCTGACTCCTCAGAAACAGATTTTGGATTAAGTGAGTTTCCATCACAACATAAATGTGGTCACTTTATTGCAATGGATAATGGAAATTTTGCAATACAACCAAATAATCGTTTAACTATTCATGATCCTTCATTTACAGTCAAAGAAAATTTAGTAATAAATAGAAAATATAATACTACATTATGGACGGCAGAAAGAAATGCTAGGTGGGTTACACCAGATACTGACATTATGAACTATGACCATACAGATTTGAAAAATGGTGAATCAAATAAAAAAAGATCTGACACATATAACCAGTTAGATAATGAAACTATTAATAAATCATAAAAATACTATTTTTGATGGTGAAAAACCTTTACTGCACTTAGAGGCAATTAGAGAAAATGAATCTTGTAAATTTATGTTTGAAAATGGTTGGGTTCCATTTAACAATATTTGGTATCAAACTTGTTCTTCAAGACTAGAATTAAAAGAAATTTCTAATTCAAGAAAAAAACAAATTAATAAAATTAACATATCTTATAAAACTAATAATGATAAAATTTTAATTCCAAAAAATATTGAAGATTATAAAAGTGATAATTATTTAGATTTTTTCTTTGATGATATATTTTGGGGTAGAGTTAATTTTTATGAAGATCAAATTTTTTATTCTGTTATGAATAACGTACATGATAAAAAATCTTATGGTACTTTATCTTTTTATTATTTAATTGATAAATACAAAAATAAATATAAATATTTATATATAGCAGATTTTTTTGAATTATTTAAATACAAAGCAAACCTTCCAAATTTTGAATTTTGGAATGGAATTGATTGGAAAAAATTATGAAAGATCCAAATGAAATTGTGAAAATTGAAAAAGCCATAGCACAAAAGTATGGTGAAGATACAATTGCAAATCCAAAACACTATTGGAATGAAGACAAAGAAAAAGAATATTTAAACCAACTAAAAGAAGTTTCTAAAAAAGAACAACAAAAAGATCAAAAGATTGATGTTGGTGGTATTTTTATTTCTAAAAAACTACTTAATAAAGACAGCAAAAGAAGTTGTCCCGTTTGCCAAATTTATTCTTTTGATTTATCTGATGATTTATATATGAATCGATTTGATTGTTGTAGAAAATGCTATATTCAATGGGTTGAAGGGAGAGAAGAAAGATGGAAAACAGGATGGAGGCCAAATGAAAATAACAGTAAGTCGTGAAGAACTTAAGCAAATAATTAAAGAAGAGTGGGAACGCGAAACACTTTTAGAAATGCAAGGCGCACAAGCAGCAAATTCTATGTTAGGTTCTGATCAAGCAGAAGAATTTGGGTTTGATAGCCCACCCCCAGATATGCCACAAGGATACGATGAGACTGTTGAAGGTCAAGATCAAGAATTAGATTATGAAGGTTATATGACAAAAAGCCAACTTTTTAAGATTGGTGAATACGCATTAAAACTTCACGATATGATACAAGACGGCGAAAATCTCCCAGAATGGATGCAATCAAAAGTTTCTCAAATGGAAAAAGACGTTGGTTCTGTTTATCATGCACTTAAATACGATAAAGTAAGAGGTACTGTATAATGGCTACTACTCTTGAAATAATTCAAGGCATCGCACAAGCAGCAGCAAATGCTTATGATGGTTCACATATTAGTAAGTATAATGTTGGTGGAGAAGAAAAGAAAATAGGACTCCGTAGAGAAGAGGGTGACCCAATTCTTGATTCAAGAATTATTGATGGGTTCAAAGTTAAATTTAAAGGAAATAAACTTTGTGTAACTTATCAAAGTGAAATTTCTATGAAAGAAGTTCATAAAGGTGGCAAATTTGAATCTGAAATGGAAGGTGTAATGGCTGACATTGTTAAATTTTTAAAGAAAGAATATAAAACAATAACAGGTAACACCCTTTCATTAAAACCAATTGATGAAGTAGATATTTTTGTTCAACCTATTTCAAGAACAAGAACAGACCTTTCTATGTATCAAGAGTTTGAGATTACTTCTTTAGACAAATCTGTTTTACCAGTTGGCTCACCTTCTGAAGATACAACAAGAGATATTACAAAAAAGTTTCTTTCTATGGGAAGAGAAAAAGCTAAAAAAGCACAAAACGATAAAAGACCAGCAGAAAAGAAAAAAGATTAAAATGAAATGGCTGTTTACCGTCCCACAAAACAACAAATACAATCTGAAATTTTAAAGTGTGGTAAAGATCCAATTTATTTTTTAAATACATACGCAAAAATTTCTGATACACAAAAAGGTCCAATACCTTTTAGAACATTTGAATTTCAAGATCAAGTTCTAAAAGATATGAAAGACTATAGATTTAATGTAGTTTTAAAGGCAAGACAGTTAGGACTTTCAACAATTGTTGCAGGGTATATTGCTTGGTTAATGTTGTTTCACAGAGATAAGAATGTTCTTATCTTAGCAACTAAATTGCTTTCAGCATCTAACTTAGTAAAAAAAGTTAAGTACATCATTAAAAGTTTGCCAGATTGGTTAATGATTGCCGATGTATCTATAGATAATAGAAATTCATTTGAACTTACAAATGGTTCTCAAATTAAAGCTTCAGCAACTTCTGGCGATGCTGGTCGTTCTGAGGCTCTTTCTTTGCTTGTTCTGGACGAGGCAGCATTTATTGAAAACATGAAAGACCTTTGGACAGGCGTTTATCCTACAATGGCTACTGGTGGTCGTTGTATAGCTATTTCAACTCCAAATGGTGTAGGTAATTGGTTTCATCAAACATATATTGATGCAGAAAGTGGAATAAATGATTTTCATCCAATAAAATTACATTGGTCTGCTCATCCAAACAGAGATCAATCTTGGTTTGAAAAAGAAACCAGAAATATGTCAAAAAGAGAAATTGCTCAAGAATATGAATGTTCTTTTAATGCATCTGGTGAAACTGTCATTGAACCAGACGATTTGGAAAGATTACATTCTAATTTTAAAGAACCTAAACATAGAACAAGTGCCGATAGAAATTATTGGATTTGGAAAGAGTTTAATTCAGAAAAATCATACGTTCTTGTAGCAGACGTTGCAAGAGGCGATGGTAAAGATAATTCTGTATTTCATATAATAGATATTGATTCTTTTGAGCAAGTAGCAGAGTATCAAGGAAAATTAAGTACAGAAGACTTTGCTAATCTCTTAGTAACTGCTGGTAAAGAATATGGTAATTGTATGATAGTTGTAGAAAACAATAATCTTGGATTTTCAGTAGTTGAAAAAATTATTGTTGCTAATTATCCAAATATTTATTATTCAACAAAAGGTTCTGGAGATTATGTAGATCAAATATCTGCTGAAGGTGCATTGAATACAGTTCCTGGTTTTACAACATCACACAAATCAAGACCATTAATAATTGCAAAGCTTGAAGAGTTTATTAGAAATAAATCTGTTACAATTAATTCATTAAGAACAATTAACGAACTAGATACATTTATATGGTCATTAGGCAGACCACAAGCGATGCAAGGATATAATGACGATTTAGTTATGTCTTTAGCAATTGCTTGTTGGATTAAAGATACAGTATTTCAAACAAATCAAAGAGAACTAGAATATAAGAAAGCCATGTTGACAAGTTTTGTAAAAAGCAATACAATGATGGATACAAAAATACCTGGTATGCAAGGTTACAATAAAGATTTAACTATTTCCAGAAATGAAGCAAAACAGCAATATGAGCAGTTCTTCTGGGTTTATAAAGGATAAAAATGGCAGATCAAAAATTTAAGAATACTAAAAATCAAGACTCTGAATTGTTTAAGAGACTTACTAAACTGTTTTCTGGCCCAATTGTAAACTATAACCAGCCAGTTCAGAGTAGATATAGACGAAACCAAATAGATAAATTTGGTCAAAAATTTACATCTGCTAGTGGTTTAGAATTTAAAAAATCTGTTTATAATCCATACGAAAATTTCTCATCTAAAATGATGGCAAATCAAAATCGAGCCGATAGGTATATTGATTTTGATCAAATGGAATACATGCCAGAGATTGCATCTGCTCTTGATATTTATGCAGATGAAATGACAACATCTAATGAACTTAACAATATGTTAAATATTAAATGTGGAAACGAAGAAATAAAATCTATATTACATACTTTATTCAATAAAACATTAAATCTTGATTCAAATCTTTTTAATTGGTGTCGCAATATGTGTAAATATGGCGATCATTTTTTATATTTAGACATTGATGAAACATTAGGTATTAAATCCGCTATTGGTCTTCCTTCAAATCAAATTGAAAGAATGGAAGGTAAAGATCCAACAAACCCTAACTACGTTCAATTTCAATGGAACTCTGGTGGTTTAACGTTTGAAAATTGGCAAGTAGCGCATTTTAGAATTCTTGGAAACGATAAAT